ACGGGTCTGCTGAACCTTCGTCAACCATAGTGTTCCATTTATCCACCTGATCTTGTGCAATTCCTTTTCTCATCTTCGCCATGTGTAAAAGCGTTTGCTTGTTGAGACTTATTTCGCCTGTCAAGACTTTTCGCAAAAATTCCCGTTCAGCAGGTGTATCCATGCCTCTCGCGCCAAGACCAAGAGTCTTGATTAATGGGAATACTTCTGAACCCATCATAACGTCAAGTATTTCTGTATCCGATGCGGTCTTTGCATTGCCGCCCAATAATACTTTTGCTCTTTCAAAGCCTTTAATTATATCCGCGCCCATTCCGGTAATAGCGTCTGATGACTCAAGGTGCGCGATTAACTCATTAATCTTCTTGACAGCAGAAACAGCTGCTTCTGCTATTTCATGCTTTCCGGCAAGAGTTTTCCCAAATTCTGATGCTACTTGTTTAATAAGTTCGGCCTCCGCTAACGGGGTTGCTTGATCAATAATCGCTTGCGTTTGAACCTCAGTCACACTTTGTTCCTCTTCTGCTGCTGCTGCTGCGTTTGGAGCAGACTGATCTGAAATTAAAGCTGTTTCTACATCGCCCTTCCCTTGTGCTTTTGCTGCCGAAATAGCACCTTGCAGAGATGCGTCGTACTGAGGTCTTTGAAGCGTAATACCAGCCGGTGTTGGGGCTATTGATAATGCACCGCCTTGGTTACTTGTTTGCATCGTGACCCACTTGCCATCAGCGTCTTGTCCCCATACTGGCGAATTACTGAGTTTAGCGTTTCCAGCGGCTGAAATTAGGCTTTTTTGCTTCGCTAATTCTTGCGCCATAACACTGCTGGTATAAGCATCTGAAACATCTGGGTGTTCAAATTGTGGTGATTCGACCTGATTTTCTGGTAATACTGGCCCTTGTGTTATATTAGCATCGTATTCAGCCTTAAAACCATCGCGAGCACTAACCCCGCGTAAATGGTCAACTAACTTACCCATATCAGCTTTTCTTAAGTCAGCATTCGCCGTTTGTAATTCTTCTAGTTCTCGACCTTCTGATTTAGCCGTGTACGCGTTTAATCCTTGCGCTAATGCACCAAATGGGTTTCTAGCGTATCCGCCTTGTGGTCCGCCCTGACGTAAATTAGCAAGGAGTGCCTGTCGTCTAGCTATGTCTGCTGCTGATGTGTAGGCCATGATTAACCCCACTTCCCAACGGCAGCGCCGCCAAGTTGACCCACACCTGACCAGAAATCGCCATACTGTTGATTTTGGTTCTGGAAATTCTGTTGTGCGTTATTTCCAGCGGCTAAGCTAGCATCAAATAAGGGGGCTGATTGTACATTGGTTGGTTGATAACCTTGATATTGGTAAGGTGTGACTTGATTACCAGACCTGAGCGCATTAACTTCGTTTAGAGGGACGTTTCGATTAAATGACTGCTCTTGCATATAACGTCCTCTGTCGGCTGTTTCAGCGCCTATTTGGGCTGAGTCATTAGCCCGTTTCTCATTCTCACTTTGTACTATTGCAGCGAGGTTAAAGTCATTCTCGGTCTGGTCAAAGTCTCTAGCTTGGGTGTTCCACGCATCACCGCCCCTTCCGTGACCTTGGATTAGTAAATCATCCATACCTTGTTGACGGCGTTCATCCATCTGTGGTTGATACCTATCTCTGAGAGCTTGGGCAACTTGGTTAGAATTGTTTAAATCACCGTATTTTGTAACCTCTGGTGCACCTGCAACCGTATCACCCCAGTCTGTCCCCATCACGCCTGAAACGCGGCTAAGGGCATCTTGTGAGGTATTTAATAGGTCGCCTTTTATTTGTGTGTTTTGGTCGTATAAACCTTGTTCTGCGGGCGATAAATACTCGTTTATAGTAGGTTGGTTATCATCGCCGAAGGTCACTGATTTAGATCCGTAAGGTGTGTTTACATTCGGATTATTTAATCGACCTTGTAATTGGGCTGTTTCTATATTATTAACTCCCTGTGCTAATGCAGCGCCGGTATAATCAGGAGCGGCAGGCGGATCGGGCTTACTAAAATATAGCGCCATCGGCCAGACAAAAAGTGATATTAGTTTTTTAACCATTTGCATTTCTCTTTTAACATTCCATATATAATCATGTCATCGTTGGCTAATGCGTGTCGCATGTTACCCTCGTATTCAAAGCCAAGATGCTCGTCAAAGCGTCTAGCGTCTTTATTCTTTTTTGGGACTAATCCTGTTATTCGTCGTACTTTTAATTCATTAAATGGGTAATCAAACATGGCAAAAAGAAACTCTCTCGTTAGCCACCGTTTACCGGGTTTACCCGCAATGTGCGCCATGATATTAGAGCCGGTATGATGGTTATAAATAACACCGGCAATAATCTCTTTATCTTTGACCAGACCGATAGCGCTGAAATTTTCAAACGGGAAATGCTGATCTTGTCCAATAGCGTCTGTTACAAATTTTGCAATATCTTCTTTAGGCTGGGTGATGATCACCCGACAACACCACCGTTCTGATAAACATAATCAGTCGATTTTAGTCGTATTTCTATGTTTTTAGAGGATGTTTTCAGTCTAAGCGCAGCACTCGTGCCAACGCCGAAACAAGCCTGCCATTCATCGTTTAGTTCAAGCAACCCGCCCCATAGACTTGTATCCCATACTGCCGTATCCCATACCCCGTACGTTGAGCCAGTAAATGTAAGTTGGGAAGTAGGGGATTCTGGTCTAAAATCAACATTAATATCAGCAAACACAGTCGGCGAGCCGTCTGTAAAAATATAAGGTTTAATTAATTCAAAGTATTTTAATCGACCGCTTGAACCAAAATAACTAAAGGCTTGTTGTAAATCAGTATCAATATTATTACCGTTATCAGCATTACTACCCCACAACTTACCCACGGTGGTATTTGAGCCAAAATAAGGCTGACCGTTGAAGATAGTCCAGCAATTAGCTGATATGTTATCAAATCTAGCCCATGCGCCAGTGATGACGTTCATTACATATTGTTCTTGATTTGATCCTTCTTGAACCGGCACATTCAATATAATCATGTTGGCCTCTGGATAAAATTCTATCTGCCAGCCAAACTTCGTATTGTGGTCTCTAGCTGAGTTAGCCATTAATTCTTTAATAGGATGGGTAATTGCTTTGCTTTTATCGGTCGCTGCTGATATTAATGCTTGCGACAAAGGAAACACACCCTCTCTTAAAATAATAAGCGCGTCACCTCTAAATTTTAATAATGGTCTTGTGCCAATCGGTTCACCGACATACCAAACACCAACGAGTCGCCATGTTGATAAAGAGGATGGGTCTGTTCCGGCGTAACTGACAATCTCCCCCTCTGAGGTAATTGCGTACCAGTAATCATCAGGACCATCACCGCCATCCATTGTATAAGAACCACCGGCTATTAAATGACCACCACGTTTAAACAGTCCGGATAGTTTTAATTCTTTCGCCGCACCACCTACCGCATCAACAGGCAAGTACCATGCTGATAATGAATTAGTCTCGATTGTCCAAATTCTGCGCTGATGTACCCACGGGGCTTTTAATGTCGTGGTAGTGACGCCTGTGATAGCAGGAGATGACGCGGCGGTTATAGTTGTCCATGTTGAGTTATTCCAATACCTTGGTGCATCAGCGCCATTAAAACAGCATAGATAACTTGTGCCAGATGTATTGGTAAAATTAATCGACTGCCATCGGGCGTTGGTTAATGTAGTGACAACCGCCGCACCTACTGCGCCGGCTGAGGTGACATTGAAAAAGTCAGTGCCTTCGGCTGCAAACAAGGTTTCTGTTCCATCAGGTTTAACGTAAGGCATTAAAGATTCAACCTGTGCGGTTAATCCAGTAACGTGGTTATCCCAGCCTTTTCTAACTTGCACGTCATTAGTGGTCGGCCACCAGTTTTTAAAGATAACCGCATACTCTTCATTCATGCTTGCAACAGAATCTAAAGCGTTTAAGCCTTTAACCGGCGCTGGTATTGAGCGTGTACTTGATACTTGTCGGCGACCTTGCTCTGCTTGCTTTAAAAGAACGGGCTTCCTCATTAGATATTCCAAGATCCCTGCGGGACAAATATACCAGGTATCCTGTCTTCTCGGCCTGAATCAAGTTTAAGCTGACGTTTACCGCCATCACGCGCCATAGCATCAGCCACTCGACTTTCATAGATATTAAAATCTTCAGCGTAGTCTAAGCCCTTACGTTTAAACCATCGCCAAATTATACCCAATGTCGTTAATTCTTCGTCAAGTAACCCTACATCAGTATCGGCTGTCCATACCGACTGATCTGTTCCGGCAGATGACTCACACCAATTCTTGCTTTTATATTCAAAAGCAATCGTATCAGTTGCATTAACGCCAACCGGAGAAAAGTAAATATTACCTTGTTGGATACGAAATTGCGGATAAGGCCCCGTTACTGGAAACGCTTGAAGTGCTTGCCACGATCGCTCGTCAAGCGGCCCCAATATAGGTAACTGCGTGTTTCTATTCCACATCGAATCATTCATAATATAACTAAAATCAGACCCAGCAAGTGTACTGATAGCGCCTTGCAACGCCGCAGCAACTTGGGTAAACGTGGCTTCTTTTTGTGTCGCAGTCTAGTCATATCGTGAACTAAGCTGTTTACCTTCGCGCTGTGCCATCTGGAGTAATTGAATTACTTTCTTATCAGTATTCCCAATTACCGCAGTTGGTTTAGTCAGACCTATATCGTCAGAAACATCTTGAATGATCGACAGGAGCGTCATGCAGCGTCTTCTTTTATAACAGGAGATGCAGCAAGTTTAGCTTCTAGTTCAGCTATTCTTTTCATCATTTCCTCCTTTGCAATTTGTTGGGTTTCAAGTTCACTCTCCAATGAGGTTAATTTTTCTGACGCTGCGCCGTGATTTTTAGCAGAGGCTAAATAAGCAGCTGCTTTTTTCTTTAACATACGAGCGCCCATACCAATTAAGCCTAAACCTTCGTCGTTGGCTTTAGCTAAATCTTCAATAGTTCTGAAATTAGCATCTAGTATCATCTTAACCTCGGATGGGGTGACCTGTGGCCATTGTTCAATCGGTGTGCCAATAATCGGTGCAGCACGTTTGCCTTTCCATGCTTCGTAGGATTTCTCACAAAAATCTAAATACTTTTCGGAGATCATATTGTGATGACGGCGCTCTTTTAGATGACTTAACCACTCGCCACATTCTTTAATAACTTGGGTTTTATTATCACCCATTGGGGTTATGATCACATTCTCAACGTCTTTGTATATTTTGCGACCTGATTTAATGCTCTCTTCGCGTAATTCTTGTACGCCGACTTCAAAGTTTAAATAAGGAGGTGAATCCTCCATGAGTGATACTGGCATATTTGACATGTTAATGTCTCCTTCTGTGGGTTATGGCTGTCTCGCGACAGTCGTTAGGGTACTACTGTGTTACATAAAAAAGTGCTACATCATCCGTTCCCTTCGACCATTCAACATGATGTCCGAGTTCGGTACTAAATTTATTTAACCACCAATCGTAAGGTTTGACGGTCGGGCAAATTGCATGACCTATTAACTCCCCGCATCGGTCGTCTACTGTAGATATTTGGAAAAATACATTTTGACCAGAGGTCATAATATTATTAAGCACCGTATCAACATCCGCTGTCGGTATATACTCCATGACATCGGTGCAGATTCCGTATTCCGCCTTCGCGGGTATCGGTCGTGTTAAATCCCACTGAATGAACGGCAATGGCATTGCTTCTTGATCTCGACAGTTATCTGTAAAATCAATCAGCATCACATCAAAACCTTTTGTAGTCAGCGCAAGTGAGGTGCGCCCTGTACCGCAACCGTAATCAATAATAATACCGTTGGGTTTTGCGTGTTCTATAAATTCATCGACGATATGTTCGCCAGGACAAACTGAGCGATAAGTGTCTAGGTTCCAC